TCTGACTGAACATAAAGCCTGTCACCTGATTCAACGACAAACTTACCACCGCCATCTAAAACTTGAAGCGCACCACCAGCCGCAATAGGCGCATCTTTAATTAAATAAATATTATCAGTACCGTCATTAATGTAACAGCTAACAGTAATTGCGTTGCTTACAATGTTTGTAATGTGAATACCAACTAGGGTATCATAACTATCAAAGTTAGCTCCATCTGGTATGTCTGCGGCAACAGTGCCTACAGCACTCAGTGTATATCTGCGAAAATTCTGTGCCATTTTTTACTCCTATAAGGCCACGCTCATTGCTATGGCAAAGCCAGGGGTTGCGCCAGCCTCAATAGCTGTCCAAGAACTTGTACCAGTATCATAAACATTTAACTTTGCATTACCTGAATCATAGTATAATGCGCCATTGATTAATGCGTTACCGTCATTATCTAATGTTGGGGCTGAACTATGTGCGCCTAAATACCTATCATCAAAGTTATCAAACTGTACTGCCGCTTGTTCTGCATAGTATCTAGCTGAATGAAATGTACCATCAACAGTATTGCTACCGCTTACATAACTAGCCCAATCTTTAGCAGAGTGTGAGCCAGCAGAACCTCTGTTAATATCACCGATAGCATAAGTCTTGGCTGAATATTCCGTTCCATCAACCACTGTACTTGTGTTTGGTGTTGAGCCGCCACCGATAGCCCACTCTTTAGCCGCACCAGCTCCAGACGTAGAAGTAACACCAGTTCCCCCAGTAGCCCATGATTTGGATGAATAGTTGCCAGTATTCGCACCATTCTCTTGAACCTGACCATTTACTTTAACAGCATAGTCTTTAGCTTCTTGAGCGTGTTCTTCTGCATTTTGTATATCTGTAATGTTTGCAACTACTGTTGCTATATTTGTTGTGTTACCAGCTACTGTTGTAATATTGGATGTAATGCCAGCCAGAGTTGTGACATCAGAAGCTATTGCGGCAAGGTCAGAGATAGCGTCTGTAGCTACAGTGCCATCTTCAATGTCAGACAAGGTTGCAATGTCTGTTGCTATAGCCGCAATAGTATTGACATTGCCTGTTTGTGGCCCAGCTACTACCGCACCTGTAACTGAATCAAATGCCAACACTGTGCCTTTGCGATTATTAACATCTGGCAATGTAAGCGAAACATTTGTATCAAAATCTGTTAGTTGAAGAGCGCGGTCAGATTTATCTTTCAAGTCACCTGCGATAGATATAAATTTATCTAACTCTTCATTAAGAGAAGTAATATCAAACGGACCTGATGATGGAAAATCTGTTGTACGCTCCAATGCAATCGAGCGTGTAATAACAACTGTTGAACCACCTGATGCACCTGTTACAGAAATAGATACAGAACCCGTAGAACCAGAACCACCTGTTACTGTATAGTCTGTTGTGAGTGTTTTAAGAACGCCATCAACATATACATTTAAATCTGCATCTTCAAAAAACTCAAATGACACAGTAAAAGACGATTGCGTTGCACCAGCCGCAACCGCATAGGAAACTCTTGGGTCATTATCTGCAAGGTTAATAGTCATTTTATCCCCTTATCATGCACTAATGCAGTATGCCACGCACAATTAGTAGCGGCTTATGGTATTGGTTAGTTCTTTCACATCATCACGAATTAGCGGCAAGCCAACAAATGGCAGATTGCGTCTGATTTCATTTGCGCCATCACTTATATTGCCATCAATTAAATCTCTAGCGGCTCTATAAAAACCCACACCCAAATCAACAGGCGCACCAAAAGGTGTTATCAAACCATCTACCAATCTATCTTCTCTATCTGGGCTTACAAACTTCGGTTCAATAAAAAAGTCCTCTGGTTTGTCTGCAAGATTACCAGCAACAGCCAAGCCCATATAACCTAAGTCACCATAGATGCCTATTAAACCAGAGTGGTCAATTACACGCGCAATAATATCAGGGGATTCGCTTTCTCTATCCCACCAGCTTGCCATGCCTAAACCAGATTTGATTTCAAATGACAGATAAGATAGAGCAATTAAAGCTGTAGCTCCCTGTATTCTGTTCTGTCTTGCAGGGTCTAACATAGCGCCTAAGATTTTATTGTTTGCACCAAACACAAAGTTCATAAAAGTAAACGGCAATGTCATTAAGCCGCTTTCTATGCGCACCATATTTACTCCGCCATACGATGCTTTCTTATCAATGGCAAACAGATTTGGATATATCTTGCGCATGCCAGCAAAGGCTGGATTATCTTTAACGTAAGTAACGCCATCCATAATCAATGGGCGGTCAAACGCCTGACCCATAACAACAGAGTTATCAGAGTGTGCTGTAACCGCCGCTTGATATCTGCGTTTTAACAAACGTTCTTGCGGTGTTTTATTAGGCCAGTTGTCTGTGTTTGCTAAAAAAAAGTTACTGCCCTCTGCTTTTTCAAAAGGCATATCAGCAATATATTTTGCTAGCTCATCATCAATACCATAACGATTTAAATATTCTTGGTCATAACGAGATAGACGTTTACCATCTGCCATCTTTTTAGATAAACGATAAAATTTATCATTTGTTAAAAGACCATCTGCAAACTTAAATATAGTTGTAAGTGGGCCAAGACCGTTGGCTGTGTACATAAAGCGGTTGCCAACTTCTTGAACTTGCTCAAGCTTATTTGGCTGTACCCGCTTCATCGTATCGCCGAGTAACTTTTGCTGTGCAAAGTTACGGATCATGTCTAGCGCCGCACCACCATTTTGCATTTCAGATAACAGCTTACCAACTGATCTGTCTGTAAGCCCTGCTACTGCGGCGCGGTATACATCTCTATAACCATGCGCTAAAACAATTGTGCCTGCATCTGTAACAGCAGAAATACCAGCACCACCTAGATACACCCAGCCAGCATAGTTTTTTAAAAACTTAGATAGCTGGTTATCATATCTATCAGGAGAGCGTGAGAGTGCGCCCATTACGCGGTCATGTTCACCTATAAAACCAGCACGTACTTCTGCAATTTCTTTAGCAGACATACGAGCCTTAACCATTTCGTCTGTTACTTCTTCTAAAATTTCATCGATATTCTTGCCATCAAATGCCCTTGCATGTTCAATGCGTCTGCCCATTTGTTGTGCGTAGGTGTGAAATACGTCAGGTGTTTTTACTAGAAACTCTTCTACCTGCCATTCTTCTAAATCTGTCTTGCGATGTTTTAAATGCTTTGAGCTACCAGCTACACCTGTTGCTCTTGCATCTTCAAGCTCTTCTGCCGCTTCTTCAAGAATACGAGCAACAGTCATGTCTGCGCTTTCTTTAGGATTTGGCAAACCCTTTTTGGTATAATGGTCTACTAAAGTTTGGGTAAACTTTGCTCTTGCCGCTTCATCACCACTCAACAAAAGTTTGTTATAATACATAGCAAACCTAAAAGATTTGCGGGTAGGTGTATCAAGAACACCTTGCAAATCATCAAGCTTGGTTCTTAAACCAGCCATTTCATTATCTAACGCATCACGCATCTTTGCTTGCTTTGATGTAGCGCCGCCTTTTGCTTTTATGGAATCTTCAAGGTCAGCAAGCTTTTGCGCTTTTTCATCTACAAGTTTTTGTAGTTTAGCCATGTCTTTTTTAATGCGCGCATCATCACGCAACACGCCAACATAACGTGCATCTTCATCAAACGCTTTGAAGAATGTATCAAACTCTTTGAACGCCTGCTTTTGTTCTTTAGTAGCACCATCAAGTGCTTTTCTGCTGATAGTTGGATTTGGATTATCCTGTTGCATATAACGCGTTACAGTATCTTCAAACCAATCATTAAACTCACCAGTTCTAAAGGTCATCTCTTGTGTGTCTGCGCCAAGAAAACGAGCTTGCTTATGACCATCAACTTGCATTCTGTGCAGGTCAGCAAATTTTTTCATATACTCATGTGCAAGACCTTCATAGGTTTGCGCCATTTGAGCAACAGATTGCGGCGCTGTAGTATCACCAGCACCCTTTAAAGCAACAGAAGAATTATAACTGTATCTCAGCATTTTTTCTTTAACGCTGGCAGGTATTTTAGGATTAGATAATGCGCGTTGAAAGTAAGAACCAAATGGATTGAAAACTTTAGTATCAAACTTTTCTTCATCACCAACAAGAACAGGCTTGCCATCATTGTCAGTTCTAAACAAAGGCGGCACATCTTCGCCGCGTGCTAATCGATTTACTTTGTTGGCAGATGATTTAAAAAAAGGTGTTGTGTAAGTAGCTCCTTTGAGAGCGCCACCAAAGAACGCACTAAAGACTGTAGCGCTTGCAATATTCTGCGTGCTTTCAAATGGGTCATCTGTTTGCGCAAATGGAGCGCGGCGTGCTTCTGATGCAACTCCATAAGCCGCGCCTAATTTACCAAAGCTATATGCACTACGCGCTATATTACCGCTTAAAGACACAACGTTAAGCGCAGGTACAAATGCAGTAAAGAATAATGGGTCAGCTACACCCCCAACCATCTGGCTAAAAAAACCTGCATTCGACATAGTTTCTTTACGCCGCCGTTCATTATCAACGCGCTGTTTGATAAAATCAAAATGCTCTTGGTCTTTAGCTCTTACAAACTCTTCATAATAAATTAGATACTCATCATCCATAGCATCCACAGGATCGAATGAAGCATCTCTAGCGCGTGAACCAAACCTCATTTGCTCTTGCACAGATTCTACTAGAGGCATGTTGTTGTAAGCTGAGGTAGCGGCAACGCCTTCCCAAAAACCAGTAGGCGCTTGCACGCGCATATCGTCTGGAACACTGATAAAGAAATCTCTTTGATTGACATCTATCATTATCAATAACCTCTAGCAGTTCTCGCAATATCATCTATTGTTTGCGGGTCGCCTTCATCGATTTTTCTGCCAAATTTTAATCTACGCTGTTGTTCTTCACGCATCTTTTTGCGTAGCTGTTCTGTAGTTTGATTTTTTAATCTCATGCGTTGTTCAACAACAGCTTGACCACTGGCAAGCAAAGGCTCTGAGCCAGCCATTATTGGCATTTTATTTTCATCAACAATCATATAGACAGGGTTGACTGTGCCATGCCTTGGGTCTGGAATTAAAAACGCATCCTTGCCAAGCGTATAATTACCAGCCATATCTAACAGCCCTTGTGTATGCGTTTTAAACACTGCCATGTCTGATGCCATTGGGAATGCTTTTTCTGGTGCAAAACGTGTACGCGCCTCACCCATAATAAAAGATGATTTGACAAACACTTTGTTAGAAGATTGTTTAAGGATTTCACCTGCCAATTCTTTGCCATGCATAAGAACTAAATCTTCTGCATACTGCATATAATATGCGGCTTCTTCTGGTGAAGCATCGCTATCTAATTGGTCATTAACAAAGTCGGCTATCTTAATTTGCTTGTCACCATCCATGCCAAGTTTAGCATTTAAGATTTCTTTGCGTTGTGGATTACGTGCAAGCTCATTTCTAAGTTGAAAATATTCTTGGAAGCTAGCCTGTTTAACACTATTGCGATAAGCATCTAATGCTTCCATCTCAACAATAACATTATCTGACAAACCTCTAGTCACAGTATTTACACCGCTACCATCTTTGTTCAATCGCTTGGTAGTTTGTTGATATAAATCCATAGCAATTGGTAGCTGACCTGTATTGGCAAGCCGCTCAAGATTATCAGACGTAAACAGATTTTGTACAACTTTTGGCAAATCACTATTAGTATGAAGAAGTAGATTTCTTATTGGTTTAGTCTCTGCATTGGCAGGGTTCATAATATTGCCAAGACTGTTCATAAAGCTCTCAACATCTTTTATGCCGTTTTTAGCAAAAAGATTATCCATATCATCTTGAGAAACTAAATACCCTTGAGACAACAATATCTGTGTTGCATCTGCTCTGCGACTATCTTTGGTAGCTTGCAATCTTTCTTGAAAGTTATTTTCTAATACAGAAATATCACCAGCAATAATGCGTCTATCTTCTGCATCAAATAATTCAGAAGAAATCATGCGCTCAGAAAAACCAGCATCAGTTAAATATTTTACAACTGACGGCTCAAGACCATCTACTGAACCTGTTCTAAAAGCTTGTTCTAATCCGTTTATAACATTAGCGGCTAGCTCTTCGCCCATTGCAGGGTCTTGAAACGCAGACAATGATGTAAGCTTTTTAACAACAGAGTTTGCTAAAGCACCGCCATATTGACGTTTTAACGTTGTTCTTAAATTTGTAGCTTGAGTAACAGACATGCGATCCCCATGCACATCTATCAATTCATCAATTTCTCGCAATAGATTTTTATAGCTAGCATGCGCTACACTGCTATCTGATACTGGCGCACCATTGCTTATAAAAGCTTCAAGGTCATCTGAAGATTCTATAATTCTGTCATACATATCTTTAAAATCTTGCGCATCTTCAGCATCAACTTTATCGGCATAAAGAGCGGCAGTGTTTTCACCAGCTATCTCAGCGCCAATATCAATCGCCATAGCTTTATAACGTTCATCTGTTAGCTCTGCTGTTTTCTTTACATAAGCTGAATAAGCATTATCAAAACCATCAGGGTCTTTATCAAAATCTGCACGCAGTCTAATAGCTTCATTCTTCATGTCTTTAAAAAGAGCAGCACTATATTTTTTATCTATTAAGGACTGTGCTTCTTTTTCAGCAATTTTAGATAAGCCTTGCGGAAGAGAACGATATTCTATTCTGCCATCTGTGGTGCGAGTTTGAAAGTTTCTTGCGACATCAACACCTTTTTGTTTTTGAACTTCTACTTCTTGTTGAAAAGCTTGTTGCATCATACGTGTGCCAATTTGCTCAAGCTCTTGCCCTGCTCGAACACCAGCGGTTGATGGCTGTACAACACCTATTGGTTTGTTAAATACTGGCTGTGATTGTAATCTTTTGATTGCCATTATATTTGTCCATACGCATCACTAAAGTTTATAGCTGTGCCAACAGATTTAAACAAAGCACTTCGCATTGCTTGATTACCGCTTGCTCTTGCATCTGAAGCGGCATAACGCATTCTGCTTGTTGTCAACATAGATTGTGTTCTGGCTCTGCCATCAGACGTTGCAGACTTCTTTTTCTCTGCTTTAGTCAAAGCCGCAAGAGAGCGGTCATTAGAGCCGCGATTACTTTTTGCTCTTACAGCCTCATTCACATTCATTAAACTTGCTAATCTTGATTGTCTTTCATTATGCGCTTGTATCGCAGACAACTCCTCAAACTTTGCATTCTGTTCTTGTTGTGCGGCTATAGAACGTTGACGTTGTTGTTCTGCTTTACCAGCTTGCATAGAGCCGTATATAGACAAGCCTGCACCTGCTATCATTAATGCTGGATTACTCATCGCTAAAAAATTAAACATCAGAAAGCCACCTCTGCTATCAAACCATTTATTTGTAAAGGCAATGGAGCGCTTTGCGATATTGTCACTCGCGGGTCTTTGCTATACCCAAGAGGACGAAATTCTTTTTTTCCAGTTATCTTGTCAGGCGCATTGCCAATAGAAAAGTTTACATTACGAATAACCATATCTGTGCCATTGACAGATACGCTTAATGTCTCATTCAAATCCAAATCAACTAAAGATATTCGGCGTGGTCGCGCAGTTAAAAAACCTCCCTGCACTTGACCATCAATAGGTAGCGTTCTTAATTCTGGTACAAACTTATAACCAGCTTGAACAGTAGAAGAATTCTTAACAGCGCTTACATCTAACTGCCCACCAGCTATTGTGAACTGACCTAAATATTCATTACCATCTGTTACATCTACAACAGCGCCATTTGCAAAATGAGAGCTAACAGTAAACACGCCATTTGAACCAGTGAAGCTATCACTGAAGTCCATATCTAAGCCTGTTTCAAATCGTTCAAGAAATAATTTATCTGAACCAGAGCCATCATCTCTGACAGAAACCACATACAAATCTTCTTCTACAGAACAAACAGAATGAAACTCACCCGCTGTATCCCAACGCATCCAGCCAGCACGCTTCTCATTTCTTATGCTGTAATAAACAGCAAGCTCACCATTATTCATCAAGAAGAAACCATACGCCCCTGGTCTATCCAATGAACCTTTTACGGTAGCAAGTTGTATAGGCGCAACTATAAGATGTGATGACAACAAAGATATCATGTTGCCTGTATATGCGCCTTCTGATTCTGCATAAATATATTCACGAACTGCTGTGCCAGTAGATTGCACAAACATTGTTGCACCATCTAATGATTGCGGTCTTACAAAGCCAGTACCAAATGGTGTCTGCGCAGATATCTTTGCATTGGTTGGTGTTGTTGGTTGGTCTGAAAAAGCTGGAACATAAAACTCTGAGCGAGAAGCAAATACCTGCAAGTCACGATTAGAAACAAGGTGACGTATTTGATTTGTTGCACCAATGTTTGCATCTAAATCTAATGCATCATTATCTTCTGCATCACCTAAATCAAAGTTAAAATATTCACCTGTCTTTGACCCCCACAGCCCGTCTGGTTGCGATGGTGTGCCGCCGAACCACAATCTATCTTCATGGAAGGTTACAGCCGCAGGGAAGCCTCTGAGCGAGGAATAAGATTGCTCAAACCATTCAGTAGTAGCCGCGCTACTTTCAATGGTTGGAGAACCACCACCAATAGCTTCTGATGTTGCAGAAGAGCCTGCTGTTACTTCATAAACATTTTTATTTATAACGCGGCTTATAGTGCGTGCGCCATTTATATTAGCCGCTGAAATACCGCCAACGCCACCTGCATCTGCAATTGTAACAGATGCACCTGATGATAAACCATGCAACGCATGTGTGATTTCTATTTTGTTTGAACCGTTCTTTGTTTGAATAGCATCAACATCTAATTGTGTTTTGAGCGTGCCTGTTATGTCTGCTGTTACTGATGTGCCACTTGTGAATGTTTTTATTTCTGCTTCAGCATCACCAATCAAAATCTTCACACCAACATGGTTGGCTGTAAAATAAGACGCACTTGAGGTGAGTGTCACACCAGCACCACTGGTTGCACTTGAAGATAGTGTCACACCATTTGGCTGAAAATTATAATAAGGCTGTAATGTTCTATTGCCATCAATAGAAGTATCAAAAGAATAAAGTCTTACCTCAAAGGTGGTAAGTCCAGTTCTGACCAGAGTTCTGCACAAAAAAGAAGTGTGAGCGATAAACATAAAATCGCCTCTTTGTGCATAAGTAAACTGATTAAGATTGGTGTTGGTAATAGGCAAAGCATTGCCATCCACATCAGCAGTAATTGTCTGAATGTGGGAAACCACATTTGTTGAGAGAACGATGCGGAAGATATCAAGTTGACCACTAGAGAAAGCAACAATGTATTTCTCGTCATCAGAAAAAACAAAAGGTTCAATACGTATTTGTTGTGTTAAACTACTGTTATAACTATGCGTAAAATTATAAAGACGTTTGGTAGCAGGGCGTTTTAGAACACCGCCTTCTGCGCGTATAAAAAAGTTTTTTACAGATTCACCAGCTTGTGTGTAGACAGGACTATCTACGCGAGAAGTAAGTGAAGGGTTTATTTCACCAAAAGCAAAGTTATTAAGCGGTACACGAATACGTGGCATTAGCTTCGCCTTTCAGAAATAAACCTCGATGTTACCAATCTACGTGTTGTTTGTTGCTGAGAATCTAAAGTCTTTGCTTGTTGCATAAGCTGTTGAGCTTTGCGTTCCATCATCTGAGCCATTGCCTCATCTCTTGCAATAGCCAGCGCAAATGAAGCGGCAAGCGCATATTCAACAGCTAGTGTAAAGTAACTTGGAAAATCTTGTTCCAATGCTCTGAATGTATAATCTGCAACAACATCATTTGTGGTGCTAACATCATGGTAGAGCTTGTCACCATATATCGTATATTCAATTAAGTTATCTTCTACTGTAACAGCGTGAAGCATTAACAAGTCATGCGGCAGTTGATACGCTATATCAAAGCGACCCGTTGGCGCGGCAGATAATTTGTTTAACGCTTTTTGATTTGTAGCAAAACGCCATCTGCTCGTACATAAAGCTGTACGAACTGTATCTTCATACAAGTTTGAGGCTACAAGAGCCTCGGTGCTATCAGCCGTAAAAGATGTGATTGGTTCTGCACCAATCAAAATCAATCCGCGTGACGCTATATCTATTCCTGAGTTTGCCGCTGTAGACATGTGGGTATGGGGGGCTTACGCCCCCCACTCCTTTAGTCGGAATCGGTGTTTGTGATAGCAACGCCGTTTACAATGTCGATGGTTGTGCCATCATTTTCATTGCAGTAAGCGTGGCTCACAACAGGTGTACCACCAGTAGATGTTACAACAATCATCACATCATTTTTGCGAATCATATTGATGGCATCTAAGAAGTAATCTTCAGTATTCACATCTGCAATTGCATCCGCAGTTGTGTAGTTCCAAAGATTAACACCAGAGGCAGTAGCCAAGTTAGTTAAACCTGATGCTGAAAAAGCCATTTTCTACTCCTCTTAGTTGTTATCAAGGACTTCATAGACACCGTTATCATCGATAACTTTAGCGCCCATGCTCATCATTGAAGTTGCAAGATGTGCGGCTTTCTGCGGCACATAGTTGATTTCGGTCTGCACATCAGAGTTGATGCCCAAGCCAACTGCACTTGTATGGTAGGCAATGTTCTTACCAGCAGTGATTGCTGATGTTGAGAAAATCTTGAAGCCCAAGAATTCCTTCATTGTCATACCACCAGCAAATGGCAAGTTCTGCTCACCTACGAAATCGCTTGAAGCAAATTCGTTGATGTTGAACAGATCCGCATAACCTGCTGGATGCATAGCTAAGTAACGACCACCATCTTCTGGAATGTTTGCAGTGCCGAATGTTTCAAACAGAGTTAGCAAATCTGCCTTATCAACTGCGGCGGCAGTTGAATTAATCTGTGTTGAATTTGCACCTGCATCCATTGCAGTATATAGCAAGTCATCAGTCTTACGACCAAGAGCGGCGGCGGCAGACTGTGCTACTGCTTGACGCTCATCGATGTTTGTCTTTAATTCATCCAGCTTATCAATATATTCAGCCGCATAAAAATCAGACATGGTAGCTTCCACATTAGTATGCGAAAGTTCCATTGCAGTTACATCACCATTACGTGACTTTGTTGAAGCAGAGCCAGTACCGATTTTCTGAAAGCGTACAACGCTACCACGGACATTACCTACTGTGCGAACAGTGTTACGGAGCTTTGACCCCATACGCTGGTATGCCATGTGAACTTCAGTCTCGAACTGCTTGATAAATGCGATATCAATTGTATTCGCCATTTTATCATTCCCTTCAAGATTAAGATTTACACTACATCACAGTTGTCCGTTTCGCTCTTCATCCAGTTATCCAATAAGGGCTGTCAGTTAAAAACAGGCTGTATGCTATTGGAATCTCACTTCAATCGCTTCATCGCAACGCACAAAACGTAAACATGAATATCCGTTTACAATGGTAGCCTCTTCTCCAAATGCAAAACCTAACCAATCCAACCACTTAATAGTTTTGTCATGGTCAGTAGGTACGACATTTTCTACAAGGTCGTAACGCTCTGCTATCCAGTTACACATGAGTTTTGAGTTGCGTAAGAAAGGGCGGGGATTTTCATCTAAAACATCTGAACCTAACATCCAAATGCTTGCGCCACAAAAATCATCTAAGTCAATAAAGGGTACAACACCAAACATACACACAGGCTCATCTTTCCAAATGCCTGTCCATGTATATGCATTCTTATACCGCAGAGGAGCATGAAGCGCCCTCCACGGTGTAGATGAATGTATCATGCATTCGCGCACATCTGATGGTCTTAAACGATGCTGAAGATAACCAGCATGTTCAACAGTAGCTTTTACAATCTTTGCATCGCCATCAACATGAAATGCATCAACGGTAGAGTTTGGAAAAACCTTCTTGGACTTTTTGAACATAAGCATTATCCCTTTTTGCTGGATTCCAATAACGCTCATCTCGCATCATCGATTGCAATTCACCTTCATTCAAAGGCGCTATGCCACCTGTGTTGCCAGCCAAAGAACTATTGCCCATCTGGTTCATTAAAAACTCAAGCGCCTCAATGCCCTGTGCAGTAGCACCAAGACCTAAAATGGCATCTTGATATTCTTCTGGAAAGAATTTCTGTGACCACAAATCTACAGCTTCAATACGTGCATCTGCATTTTCACCAAGTGCTGCTTTTTCTGTATCAAGGTCAGGCTGACCAGCATTCAAAGCTTGGGCATACATATTGATGCCTTGCTCAAACTCTTCTTGGCTGTATGCATTTTCAAACGCATGATTTGCCCACCACTGGAACAACTCATTATCATTCACAAGCTCATCATCTAATGTTTCTGGAACAAGATAATCACCTGCTGTAGCTGGTCTATTTGCCAGCGCTTCTGCTTCAAACTCAGCAACAAGAGCTTGTCTTATTTCATCTTGTGATGTGCCAAGTTTGCTTTCAAGTTGGGAATAAGAAGATGCCAAATCTTCTGGTGTATTAAACTTTTCTGGCAACCATTCTGGTCTGGCAGGTGCTTCTGTTGCTTCAACAGCAACTTCTACATTATCTGCTTCACTCATTTGATTTTACCTTCTCGCCGTGTTGAACTCGTCTTTCAATAAGACCTACAAGAAAACGCTGACCTTCAAGATGACGAAGCTCTGCGTCAGATGCGCCACCACCAGTGACGGCTTCAATGGTGATTGACCGCAAATATTTAAGCACCTGTGCGCCAGTTGGCGTTCTAAACAGTGCGTTTACGTTTTGAGAAATTTGTTCGTCCTCTGCTTTGGGGCGAGGAAAACCATCAAGTCCTAGGTGTTTCGACATTTGCCTGTTGCTGTTGTTGAGCCATTTGTTGTGCCGCCTGCATTAACTGTTCGCGCTCCACCCCATCTCTTACCAAGCTGTCTGGTACACCAAACTTCTTAGCAAGAAAAACTGCAACCTCATCAGACCTAATAAGAAGATTTAAAATCTCAGGTCCGAATGTTCCTCCAACTAATTGCAGGTAACGTGATATAGAAGATATGTCTTGATTAGCCTGTGCTTGTGCAAGAGGCGATACAGACTTAACCTTTACTTCTCTGCCATTGACAGTTGGTAAATCAATTCTTCCCTGCTTCTTTAGAATATAAACTACACGCTGAAGAATTGGCTGAACCATCTCCGCTTGCAATCTGCCAAACGCTGAACCAATACGTCTAGACAAGTCAGCCATGCGCTCTGCAACTTCTGTTGCTGAAGCTGGCGTTTTGTTTGGATCGCCAAGCATATCATTATATAATGCACGCTTGATGTTAGAGCGCATATCATTCAGCACAAGATTAGCAACATTAAAGTCACCTGCCGCTTTGATTGGTTGTAATCCAGCAGAACCCATAGCCTTTGGAATGATAGTCCCTGGAACGAGATTAATTGTATCTGTGTTTACAACGCCATCATCATCCATCTGGTAGATACCAGAGATAGCCATCTGTGCATTTTCAAGGATTAATTCAATAGTAAGGTTAGTTGTCTTGATAGCTGAAAGCGCATTAACAAGTGGTCCTCTTCCATATATCTCACCTGCCGCCTTAGACCAGCGGAAACAGATAAAAGGATTAGAACCAAGGCCTGTAAACTTTTCGTGGTAGATTACAGACTTATCTTCAACATCGATAACAAAGAAATCATGCGCTTCTTCATTGCGCTTTTCATAGTTAC